ATTCCTTGCCGGTCATCGTAAAAGCGCGGCCCTTGTTGTAGTCGTAGCCCTCAAAGCGGGTTCGGGGCGGGAGTTTGATCTGCTTCATAGAATCTCCTGTGTGAGGGGCGGCGGGTTTGAAGTCCCCGCCTGCTGCAATTAAAAGTTGTAGTCGTAAAACTTGACCGGCTCATCAGAGAGTTGGAAGCGGCGACCGTTGGCATCCTTCCAGCCCTGCTTGCCAAGGCGAATGCGAACAGCCGGGGCATCTGCGCTGCTGGAGATAATCCAACGCTGGTCACGCTGATTGACGACCGTGCCGCAGAACCCGCCAGCGACAAAGTCAGGCTTCCAGTTCGGATCGCGCTCGGCATTCATGGCGCGGATCTCGATGGTCTTATCGCTGATCTTGCGGATAATCTCGAACGGGTTGACGTCGCTGTAACCGATGTGATTGGCGTATTGCATTGTCGTATCTCCTATCCAGCACCGTGCTGGTATGGGTGAACATTAACACAAGTTAAACCCTTGCAACCATCCAACCAGAAAAAATAGGTACATATTTTGCCGTGCATATTCCCTTTGCCTTTTCTCCGTAACGGCGGTTAAGATCGGCAGGCTATGAATACCAATGACCTACTCGCTGCCTTCCACGGCAGCAAAGCACAAGTGGCTCGAGCGTTCGGCGTATCCGCTCCCGCGGTATCACGCTGGGTGCGTAACGGAGTCGTTCCCGAGAAACAGGTACTACGCTGGAAGCTCGGCCTTATAGTCGCGCCAGAGGCTGCTACAGGGCGTCTTGCTCGCAAGCAGTTGCAGATAGCCGCGGCTCGCAGATGGGCTGATAAAGGCTGACGATGCCCAGAAACGACAAAGCCCCTTGCGGGGCCTTGACGAAGCCGTCGGGCGGCTTTACGCTTGAGTTGCTGGTTAAGCGTGATGGAAGTGTGATGGACTGTTCTAGTTCTGTCAACCACCCCACCACGCCGAACTACTCGGGAATGCTGGTCGGGGAAACTACGCGCAGCAGATCCTTAAATTCAGACCGGGGCGGTGGGCCTCTGAACGCGCAGCGTGTCGTCGGGAAGCGCGAACCACAGCAGGGAAACCTGTGAAAAGTTGCCGACAGCAGGGTGGCTCCGTCAGTCATCAACTCTGTGCGATCTCATTAGGCGTAATCCGTCCAATGACCGTGCAGAGTTCACCATCAGTCATCAGTTCTTAAAGCAATAACTATCTAGGAGATACATACATGGGTGATGAATTCGTCTACTCACCGTCTGCTAAACAAGAGAAGAAAGTACCAGACCGTACAGACTCCGCTATCAATTCATCAGCAGACTACTGGGCTACAGCAGTAACAGAGAACCCTCTCAATCGCCTTCGATTACTCGATGCCAAACTTGCTAGACCGGGCGTCGATGTGGAAACAATCAAAGCTCGAGCTGGTGAACTAATCCGTGAACTAGGTGCAGCCAAAGTCTTGACCGATCCTGATTGCGTTGGTTTAGTGCGTCAGTTGTTCGGTCAGCGTGGAGTCGATCGGTTACGGGAAAGGGCCAAAGAGAATGCGTGATCACATCAATCCAGATCATTACCAGCAGGATATCGAGACTGTCGATTTCATGCGAGCGAATGCTAAATCCCAAGAACATTTTCTCGAGTTCTGTAGACTGACAGCACTTGGCTACATTGCTCGAGCAGGGCGTAAACCGGACAACCCGATGGAGCAAGACGCACAGAAAGCAATCTGGTGGCTCACTTGGATGACAAACAATGACCCTCGCAATCGATAAGGCAACCGCGGCTGGCCCGCGTAACGACGACGACGAACCGTACCGAGCTCTGTGGTCGAGCGTTCTGTACCTCGCCATCCGTGACTGCAACCGCAAGGGCAATGCTCGAGCGGCGCTGCATTGGATCTACGCACCGCACGACGAGGTCGGAAGCCTGCGCTGGATCTGCGATATGCTCGATCTGGACTATCAGAAACTACAGAACATCTGCATGAGCCGTGAAGGGCGCGCGCAGATCCTAAAACGTAACGTGAGAATGAATCATGCGTATCGTCCTCCCGTGGCCTCCCTCGATTAACCACTACTGGCGCAACTACCGCGGTCGAATCGTGGTATCGGCAGACGGGAGAGCGTACCGGCAGACCGTATCCTATCGGATACTCGAGCAGGGAATCCCTCGGGATAACCTTTCTTGCAGGCTCGCGGTCAGCATCGATGCGTACCCACCAGACAAGCGGCGGCGCGATCTCGATAACATCCAGAAGGCGCTGCTTGATGCACTAGTCCACGCTGATGTCATTGAAGACGACAGCCTAATCGATGCCCTATCCATCCAACGGCATGAAGCCAAGGATGAGGGCGAAGTCATTGTGAGAATCCAACCTTATGCCAAAGAGATGCAGGATCTGCGGAGTTGAATACGTTTTCAAGTGTAGGCAGGAGAAGTACCACGACATCCTGCAACAGATGATCAATCAGGACACCGTCAACAAACTGATCAAACTGCTAGGAGATGGCATTGACGAAGGAAGAAAAAGTGCGCGAACTTTGGTGCCAAATTCGCAAATTAAATCAAGAGCTAAACGCAATACACCGCGAAATATCCCGCGTCGAACTTGGTTTGCAGGAACCCTTCGACTTCGGTAAGGATTGGGTGCCGCCTTACTTGAGGGAAGGATCATGTATACCGTTGAGGACGATGTAACGGACGAGGAGTTGGCAGGCGTTGATCTGGCGCTCACTTTGATGGTGTCTTGGCATACCATGAAGCAGTATGAACGGGTGCTGCGCAGGATCAGCAAATGGAACGACGATGGCCCCTCGATCTGGGCGCGCCGGGTGTTGAACGAGTACGAACGGAGGCTCGATTCGTGACGGACGGAATCAGGTTAGCGCCCTGCCCGAACTGCAACGCGGCAGGCTGGATCGCTGACGGGCAAGGAGACTGGATTAGGTGCTGCGAGTGCAATTCCGAACCGCCGCCGAAAGAGTCAGCCAAGATTATCCAATTTGCCCGGGGTGCCAAGGTCAAGCAAAAGCCGGTAGACGATCTGCCGCCAGCGGCATAGAATCCTGATATGAAACGGGCATTTTATTTCCCCGAAGATGGCACGAAAATCTGTGCAAAATGCTCGGGGAGATTCCCCGTTTCCGTGTTTTATAAACACGTTCAAACGGCAGACGGTTGGCATTCGTGGTGCAAGGCTTGTTGCCGTGAGGGCAGCATAAAGTCCAGAGAGAAAAAATACTCAAGTTTTGAAAGTCGCATTAAGACTTTTTTGCGATGCTGCAAAGTCAGCGCGATTAAGCGAGGACATGAGTTCAGCTTGACGGCTGATGACTTGAGGAAGGCATGGGATATGCAGGGAGGTCTGTGTGCCTACACCGGAATCCCAATGACAACGCAGGCAAACCTGCCGCATAGCGTTTCGGTTGAGCGAGTCGATAATGACATCGGGTATACCGAGGCGAATACCGTTCTGGTATGCAAGGCAATTAATGCCATGAAAAGTGACTTGGACGCCAAGTTGTTCTACGATATGTGCAAGTCTGTTGTAAATTGGCTGGGCGACGAATCCAAGGAGCTTGAAGTGGAGTTCCGCAAACATGGCTAAACGTGGTTTGTATGCTGCGATCCATGCCAAGCGCGAGCGCATCAAGGCCGGAAGCGGCGAGAAGATGCGTAAGGTTGGGGCCAAGGGTGCGCCGACTGCGAAGGCGTTTCGTGAATCTGCGAAAACGGCGTTGAAGAAATGAAAGGCAAAGGCGCAGAAATGCTCGCCAAGCATCTCGAGATGATGGACGAGGAAGGCTACGAAGGCGAAGAGGAAGGCGGCGAGGAGGCTGGCGAACTCGAGTTGAAGCTCAAGTTCAAGTCTGCTGCCGAGGCCCGCGACTTCCTGATGAAGGGATTCGGTAGTGCTGGCAAGCCGTCTCGGCGATAACGGTGACACCGATCTGCCGCCAGTTCGGCGTGGTGTCGCTGGCGAGATCCGGGTGGGTGCGGCTGCATTCCGCCCGCTCGCTGCCCGTGCAACCCGACTGGCAGGCGCGCAAGCGGTGGCTAGACCCGCGCTCGGTGGCGCAGTCCGTGACCGCATTCCGTTCTACGAAGACCGCAGTCGTCCGTCACCCGACGTACAGTTAGTTCCATGAAGACCGCGGCATGGCAACGCAAGGAAGGCCAGAACCCAAAGGGCGGCCTCAACGAGAAAGGAAGGGCTAGTTATGCTCGAGAGACTGGTGGAACACTTAAGGCTCCGGTTCGCAGCGGCGACAATCCGCGTCGAGCAAGCTTTCTCGCGCGCATGGGCAGCGCTCCGGGCCCGATGGAGAAAGACGGTAAGCCAACACGCCTTGCCCTCGCCCTCCGAGCATGGGGAGCCAGCAGCAAAGCCGACGCGAAAGCGAAAGCCAAAGCGATAAGCGAACGCAACAAGGGGAAGTAAGACCATGCCTCTGAAGCAAGGATATAGCCAAGCCACGATCAGCTCGAACATCTCGAAAGAGGTGAAGGCTGGCCGCCCGCAGAAGCAAGCGATTGCGATCGCACTATCAACCGCACGATCGTCAGCCAAGAAGGCGAAGAAGAGCGCTGTCGTTCGACGCCTGACGGAGAAGTAATGGCAGACCGAGCCGAACAGGTTCGCCGCGTCATCGAGCTCGTTGAGGACGGAATGTCCGAGCGAGCAGCCTGCGCAGAGGTTGGAATCAGCAGGGCTACGTTCAGAACGACGGCGTTGAAAGTCGCTTCGGGCGACCAGTACGCGCGCGCATTAGAGGCTCTCGCTGCCGATCAGGTCGAGAAGGCCGAGCAGGTCATCGAGGACATGAGGGCTGGCGTGATCGACGCCCAGCAGGCTCGGGTCGAGCTGGATGTGCGCAAGTGGTTTGCCTCCAAGTTCCTGCCTAAGCGGTACGGCGACAAGGCCGAGGTCGAGCATTCCGGCAACGTAGGTCTGACCGTCAACGTGGTGCGTCTTGCCGACGATCGAACTACCAGCTAACGGCTGGAGACCCCGCCCTTATCAGATGGCCGCATGGGGAGCCCTCGAGCGAGGGACTACCCGGTTGGCGCTGGCATGGCACCGCCGCTCCGGTAAGGACGACATCAGCCTGCATTGGGCGGCTGTCTCCATGATGACCCGCGTCGGATCGGTGTGGCACATGCTCCCGCAGGCCAATCAGTCGCGTAAGGCGATATGGGACGCGGTCAACCCGCACACCGGCAGACGTCGCATCGACGACGCATTCCCCGAAGAACTACGCGAGACGACCCGTGAGCAGGATATGTTCATCCGGTTCAAGAACGGCTCGACATGGCAGGTCGTCGGCTCGGATAACTACAACAGCCTCGTCGGCTCGCCTCCGGTGGGTGTCGTGTTCTCCGAGTACGCGATGGCAGATCCCAATGCGTGGGCGTTCCTGCGACCGATCCTCGCCGAGAACGGCGGCTGGGCAATCTTCATTTCGACACCTCGCGGCAGGAACCATTTCGCTCGGCTGGTCGACTTCGCGCGGCAGGATCGTGACTGGTTCGGGCAGGTGCTCACGGTCGAGGATACGAAGGCGATCCCGCTGGAGACGATCCACCGCGAGCGCAAAGAGCTGCGCATGGAACGCGGCGACAAGGAAGCCGAAGCGATCATTCGGCAGGAATACTACTGCGACTTCGACGCAGACATCCCGGGCGCGTACTACGGCGAGTTGATCCGATCGGCAGAGCTGAATGGCCGCATCGCAGAGTATCCGCACATCATCGGCCAGCCTGTCGGTACGGCATGGGATATTGGCGTCGGCGACTCGACGGTGATCTGGTTCTACCAACTGATCGGTCACAAGGTGCGCATCATCAACGTGCTCGAGGGCAGCGGTGTCGGCCTCGAGTGGTACGTCAAGAAGCTGCTCGCGCTCGATTACGTCTACGGAGAACACATCTGGCCGCACGACGGAGCGCAGCAGGAATGGGGCAGCGGTCAATCTCGAGCGCAGGTCGCGGCAAACTATGGATTCAAGCCTCGCATCCTCGAGCGCGATTCGG